GTGATCCGCCCGGAGTACGAGGCCCTGGCCCTCGAAATCATCGCCACCTGGGACAAGCCGTCCGACGAGGACTGCGACCGAGCTGCCCGGATCCTCGCATCCGCCCGCCGCTCCACCACGACTTCGGTCACGCCGCTTCGCCCGCGCGTTCCCGCGCAGCGTCGCGCCGCCGCCTGACCTTCCCCGGAAACGACTCATCCCGGCAGGTGTGGGGCACCATACCGGGATGATTTATCGAAACGAGTCGATAAATGGTAAACGACTTCGGGCGGCGGGCGCAACGCGACGCCGACCACACGCACAACGTACAGCACCCGACTGACAACGAGCCTGCCGACCTGTTCAGCCTGCTTCGTGACGCCGCCAGCATCACCCCCACCCCGAGCACCCCCGGAAGCACCCCGGCCGAAGAGTTCGAGGACTTCCACCAGGCGAACCCGGCCGTGTACGCCTTCCTCCGCCACCTCGCCCGGCGGTGGAAGCGCGCCAAGGGCGACCAGCACATCGGGTTCCCGGCCATCTGGGAAACCGCCCGCTACGAGATCGGCCTCGCCACCACCGGCGAGCCGTACAAGTTGGACAACAACGCCAGGGCCTTCTACTGCCGGCTCCTCATGTACCGGGAGCCGGAGTTGGCCGGCATGTTCGAGATCAGGAAGTCGGAGGCCGCCGACACCTGGATCACCGAACTGGCCACCCGCGAGGGGCGGCTCGCCGAGCTGCCCCGCCTCATGGGGCGGGCGTCGGACGACAGCCTGGGGCGTGCCGCGTGACCGCGTACGAGTGGTTCATGGGGCTGCTCGACGCCATCGGCTCCGGCGCGGCCAACACCCACACCGAAGCCGGCCGGCGGCAGCGCCAGTGCCCCGCCCACGCCGACAGCGGGCCGTCCATGTCCGTCCGCCCCGGCCCCGACGGCACCGTGCGGATCACCTGCTTCACCGGCTGCACCCGCGATCAGATCCTGGCCGCCCTCCGGTGCTCCCGTAGCCGCCTCGCCAAAGCCGCCCCGGTGCCACCCGCCCAGTACGCCGAGATGGTGGGGCTCCGCATCGACTTCCCGGCCGTCGAGCACAAGCGCAACGGCCCGCCGGCCGCCCGGGGCTTCCGCCTGGAGGCCGTCCACAACTACGGGCGCGCAGTGTTGGAGCGGTGGCGGTCCGGCCAGCACAAGGAACTGGTCTGGGAGACGGTGAAGCCCAACGGGGCCCGCGTGCCCGGACTGTTCGGCGTCACCCTCGACGACCTGCCGCTGTACCGGGAAACCGAAGTGCAGATGGCCGTCGCCGTCGGCGAACCGGTGCTGCTCGTCGAGTCCGAGTCGTCGGTGGACGCCTTGCGCGGCTGGTACGCCACCACGTGGGCCGGCGGCGCGTCGGCCGTCAACATCGGCCGCATCGCCCAGGTGCTCGGCGGCTACCCGAACACCATCGTCATCCCCGACAACGACCGCGCCGGGCTGGCGTGCCTGGCCCGCCTCAACGCGGCCGGGCTCGCCCCGCACGTGTTGATGCCCGGCGCAGACGAGGATGCGCGGGATCTGCACCGGCGTCTCGGCCCCGCCGGGTTCGAGCAGGCCGTTCACCGGTTGCTCGCCGAGTGCACCACCCGGCAGGCCGCCTGATGGACGAAGTCGACTACGCCACCCCCGACGAAGAGTGGTGGGCCGGCCTCGGCGTCGGCCCCCTCCTGAAGACCAGGCCGGAGGTGCCGCAGTTGCCCGACCCCGGTGAGCTGGCCGCGCAGGATCAGGAGGAAGCCGCCGCGCGGCGGTTCCGCGCCCTGGTCAATGAGCAGAAGCAGCGGATCAGCGCCACCCGGACGGCACAGCGGGAACTGGACGCCGAAGAGGCCGAGGCCAGCAAGCCGGAGCCGGTCGCCCCGCTCAACTGGTCGACGTTCCTCACGGAGGAACTGCCGCCGCCGGACTGGCACGCCGGCCGGCTGTACGCGCAAGGCGAGCAGGTCAGCCTCGTCGGCGAAGGGAAGGCTGGAAAGTCCATGTTCGCCATGGAGATGGCGTGGCGCGACGCCGCCGGGCTGCCGTTCCTGGGCGACAAGCCCCGTCGGCCTCGTCGTGTTATGTACGTCGACCACGAGAACGGGCACCGCGACATCCAGTCCCGGTTCCGCTCGTTTGGGGCCACGCCGGAGACGATGGGCAACCTGGTCTACCTGTCGTTCCCGCCCCACCGGCCGCTTGACACCGAGGCGGGTGCCGCAGAATTCCTGGCCGACGTTGAACGGCACAAGCCCGACGTTGTCTACCTCGACACCGTGTCTCGGGTGATCAGCGGCGAGGAGAACGGCTCCGACGCCTGGCTGAAGTTGTACCGGCTCGTCCTCATGAAACTGAAGGCCAGGGGGATCTCGTCGGTCCGCCTCGACCACTTCGGGAAGGACACCGAGCGGGGAGCCCGGGGCAACTCGGCGAAGACCCAGGACATTGACGTGACGTGGGAACTGCGGGTGGCCGACAAGAACGCCGGCATCCTCACTCTCACGCGCACGTTCACCCGCAACGGCATCGGGCGCGGCTTCTACCGCATCGAACGGCGCGGCGAGCTGGTCGCCGACCAGTGGAGGCCGGGTGCCACCGTCCACGTGCTCGCCGCCGAGCAGGACACGTCCGGCGGGCCGGCGCGGCCCGGCGAGTTCATCGGGGCCGCACACATCGCCGACCAGCTCGACGCCGCCGGCATCCCGGTGGACCTCGGCAGAGACAAGGTGCGCGAGATCCTGCGCACCAAACACCCGGAGATCAGTTGCAACAACACGCTGCTCGGCGACGCGATCAAGCTGCGCAAGGAACGCCGCAAGAACCAGCCCAGCGTGCCGCAGGACGAACTACCCGACCCGCCCACGTTCGACAGCCCACCGATCCAGCGGTGCCACCGGTGCGGGCTGCTGCCCGGCGAGGAACGGCACGAGGTCGTCTGCGTCTACGGGGAGTCGAGCGTTGAGCACGTCGCAGCGGTACTCGGCATGCCCGCCGAGCGGGTCGCCCAGTACCGCGCCGACTGGCAGGACCGGGCGGCGTGAACGCCCCGACGGCGGGGCGAAATGGTCCCGGGATTCTGTCCTGTCTGTCCGCGAGGCTTAAGCCGCTTGTGTCTGTCCTGCCCGAATCGGGACGGACGGGCGGCGCTGACAGTAAAACCGCAGGTCAAGCCCTAGATCATCCGTCCCGGACGGGCCTAGGACAGGTCGGGACGGGTCCTAGGCCATCCGTCCGTCCCCTCTCCTCTCTTAGAGAGGGGACGGGGACGGACGGGCGGACGGACGAGCGGACGCCGCCGGGTCCGAGCCTCTTTCCGGAAGGTGGGACCACCCCGCGCGTGACCGTCAAGGCTGTCCTCGGCGGTGTCATGACACCCGGCCCCCGTAACCCGGACCGAGTACCCGCCCGATGGCAAACGCCTAGCAAACGCCATGGCATTTGCCATCCCCAGCGAAGCAAAACCGAAGCAAACACGAAGCAACTTGCTTCGTTGCTCACGCCAGCAAACCGACCGGAGGCCCAGATGACCACCAGCTCCCCGCCCACCGTCGCCGACTACCTGCGCGGCCTCGGCGTCACCAACCCCGACCTGCACGGCCTGGCCGCCCACCTCACCGACCAGTACCGGTCCGCTCACCTCGGCGTCCACGACACCGACCCCGGCGACCTGGTGCCCGACGTGCGCCTCGCCGACCGGGTCATGGAGTTGACCACCATCACCGTGTGCCGGCTGTGCGAGGCCCGGCAGCCCGAAGACGCCGACGGCGACCCCTGCAACTTCTGCGGCCCCATCCCCGCCCCGGCGTGGGTGATGTACCCGTCGCAGCCGCTGCCGGTCAGCCTCGGCGGCGACCCGAACAAGCGGTGCGTCAACTGCGGGGAGACGTTCACCCCGGACGCCTACTACGTGGAACGCCGCCTCAACCCGGTGCAGACGGCCCCGGCGTGCCCGTCGTGCGCCCGCACCACCCCGGAGACGGTGGCGTGGCAGGCGGCGTGCGACATCACCGCTGCGATCGACAAGGCGATGCAGCAGGCGGTTGACCGCCGGCAGCGGCAGCAGATCGCCGCCCACCTCGCCCAGGTGGCTAGCCACTTCGCCGGCTGGCGTTGGCCGGTCGAGCAGGAGGCGCGGTGACGGGGCCGGTAGTCCGCCCGGCGGACCACATGCCGTCACGCCGTGACGCTGCCGTGACTCACGCCGTGCCGCCAGGCGATACGCCCCATGCCGCCACGCGGCACAACCCATCGAAGGAGCCCACCATGACCGACCCCACCCCCGGCGTCACCCGCGCCTTCGCCCTCAGCGCGCCAAGCACCGTCATCGCCGGCATCGACCCGGCCCACCTCATCGGTCCTGCCCAGGCTGCCGCCGACGCCATCGCCGGCCGCCTCGACCTCGAACGGTGGGAGCGCGACGGCTGGCCCACCATCGACAGGGACCTGGGTGCCGTCGCCGCTCCCGCCGTGCTTCGCTGGATGGCCTTCTACCTGGCCGCCGCAGACCACCACACCGCCGCGAACGACGTCACCGGGCTCGCCGGGAAGCTCGACCCCACCGGCCCCGGCAGCGTGCCCGCCGTCCAGCAGATCGTCGGTGGCCTTGTGCGCGACAGGGACAGCCTTCGCGCCGCCCTCGCGAAGGCCGAGCGGGAGCGCGACAGCCTTGCGCGCCGTCTTGGTGTCCGCGTCGGCGAGCTGGAGGAAGCCTGCGCCGCCTGCCGGCAGGCCGCAGATGAACGGGACGCCGCCCGCGCCCAGGCCGCCCAGGGGTAGCCCCTCGCGTCGGTGGTCCGATCGGTTCACCGATCGCATGACCGATCGGACCACCGACCCGGCAAGGCCCATCCCCGAAACCGGTATAGCCCATCCACCAGGAGAAACACCGTGGGACACACCATCGCCGTCAGCCGCAAACCCGCCGAAGACGCGCCCGGCCGCACCCGCAGCATCGGCCGCCGCCTCGACACCTGCCGCTACCTCACCGGACGCGGCCAGTTCACCGTCCGCTGCACCGCCGAACCCGTCACCGACCCCGACACCGACAGTCTCGAACTGTGCGCCAAGCATCTGGGCTTGGCCGTCGCCGCGTACAGCCGGATCACCGCCCAGACCGGAGCCACCCAGTGACCCCCGGCGACGTGATCGTCAACCTCGGCTACCTCGCCCTGTTCGCCTGGCTGATCTGGGTGATCTTCCGCTACTCCCAGCCCGCCCCCGGAGTCACCGCCCGGGAACTCCGCAAGCTCGTCGACGAGTTGAAGACCATCCGCGACGACCTCGCCAACACCGGCCGGGAGTAGCCGTGACCCACCCCTCCAACCAGCACGCCGCCGCCAACTGCTGGAGCCTCCGCCGCGCCTGGGCCGCCCTCCGCGACGCCAACACCAGCGACGACGGGGACGCCGGCACCATCCGATCCTGGCGGCCCGGCACCGGCGGCCACGGCAGCGGCCACGGCGACCCCCTCGCCGAAGCCGTCGTCGCCGGTCTCACCAGCAGCACCCGGCACGCCCGCACCGTCGACACCATCCGAGACAACGTCGACCAAGCCCGGTGGCTAGCCACATCCGCGCTCCGCCACACCGGCATGCCCGTCGGCCCCGCCCTCGCCGCCCTCACCGGCGTCATCGACGACCTCGACCCTGCCACCGCCCACGAGGTCGCCCGCTACCTCGACCGCGCCGACACCGCCGCCCGCCGCGCACTCCACCTCGGCGACGACCACCTGCCCCTACCCGGCAACCCGCGCTGCCCCGCCTGCGGGGTGCGGATGCTGCGCGCCCGCCGCTCCAACCCCGACACCACCGCCTGGCCCGTCATCTGCGCCGCCGGCTGCCGCTGCACCGGCAACACCTGCGGCTGCGGCATGCCCGTCAAGGCCCGCAACGTCGACCACATCTGGCAGGCGGCCTGGGCGCGCGCCACACTCGACCTCAACACCGCCGACATGGAGGAGGCCGGACTGTGAACGATCTTGTGAACTTCTTACGCGCCCAGCTCGACGACGACGAGCAGGTGGCACGGGCCGCCATCTCGCCGCCCTGGATTCATCACATCGCGCCCGACCCGAGCGGGCCGGACCACACGCTCCTCATGGCCAGCCGGGTCATATCGGCAGGCCACGCCGCAGACGACCTGCTGTGGCCTGCCGACGCGGAGCACATCGCCCGCCACGACCCGGCCCGCGTGCTGGCCGAGGTGGACGCCAAGCGGCAGCTTCTCGACGGGATCATGAACCTCAAGCGCCCGACCTACCAGCGCGGCAGCAGCATCGTGAACGGACGCCGTGGCACTCACTATCCGGCACGTCCGGTCGGCCCCGACCCCCGCGATGCGCTGCTGCGCCTACTCGCCCTGCCGTACGCCAACCGGCCCGGCTACCGCGACGAGTGGCGGCCGTGATGTCACCCCAGGATCTCTCCGACGCCACCACCGAAGAGTTGGCCGCCGAACTCACCCGGCGCAACGCCATGCCCCGCTGCCGCTGCCAGAGGTGGAAGACGTACCTCGGCGTCTACGACCGCGACGGCTACACCCTGCGCTGCCGGGGCTGCCGCCGCGCCATCGCCCGCTGCACCTGCCGCTGACCGCCCGCCGTCAACAAAGTGGGGACCCCACATGCTGACCCTCACCCCACCCGCCCTGCCCCGCGACCGCGACGGCTTCGAGTACGGCACCGCCGCCCAGCTCGCCGCCCTACTCGACAGCCCCGAACGGCGCATCACCGCCGGCACCATCCGCAAATGGGCGTGGCGGTCCCGCCGCCCCGGCGACCGACTCCACGGCCTCATGCCCACCGTCCACATCCCCGGCGCGCGCACCGGCAACAGCTACCACAAGCTGCGCGACGCGGCGCATGTAGCCGCCATGATCGAAGCCGGTATACACTGAGGGAACACTGGCGCGGCAGGTGAAGTCTGCCCCCAGCACGAACCCGGCCCGCCCCACCAGGCGGGCCGTTCGCGCACCCGGGAGCAACACCATGCCCCGCGCCCTCAAAACCTGCTCCACCCCCGGCTGCCCCGAAGTCGTCCGCACTGGCCGCTGCCCCACCTGCACAGCCCGCGCCGAAGCACAACGAGGCACAGCCAGCCAACGCGGCTACGACCGCAGACACGACCGCCAGTTCCGCGCCAAGGTGCTAGCCCGCCAACCCCTGTGCGTCTGCACCAACCAAGACCACGACCACGGGTCTGCCTGCCTACGCCCCAGCACCACCGCAGACCACCACCCGCACAGCCGCCGCGAACTCGTCGCCCTCGGCCTCAACCCCAACGACCCCAAGCACGGACGCGGCCTGTGCAAGCGATGCCACGACAAGCACACCAGCACCGCCCAACCCGGCGGCTGGAACCAACGTCACCCACAGTGACCCACCCCAGGGGGGTGGACCCCAACGCCCTCAGGGCAGGGGACCGCCGGGGAGGGCGAAAGGGGTCTGTACGGATCCCAGGACTTTTGATCTTGCCAGTTGGTGACCGTGTGTCACGGCGCGATGCTGTGGCCTAGCAGTGGAGGGCGCGATGCCCCCGATGCCGAAGAACAACCCGGCGCGACGCAACAGGACGGCGACCAGGGCGACCCTGTCCGCCGCGCACAGCGTGAAGGCTCCCGAGCTTCCGCCGGCCCACGACTGGCATCCGATGACGGTGTCGTGGTGGGAGGACATCTGGGCCTCTCCGATGGCCCCGGAGTACGACTCGTCGGACGTGCACGGCCTGTTCATCCTCGCCGCCCTGGTCGACGAGTTCTGGTTGAACCCGTCGAAGGATCTGGCGGGGGAGATCCGGCTCCAGCGGCAGTGTTTCGGCTTGTCGCCGATCGACCGGCGTCGGTTGCAGTGGGAGATCGAGCGGACCGACGAGGCGCAGGAACGCGGCCGGCGGCGGCGCACCACTTCGACGCCGGCCCCGTCGGGTGGGAAGAAGCCTGACCCGCGTGCGGTGCTGCGCTCGGTGTCGTGACCGGGCTGATCGTTCCGCCCATCGACGACGAGCCGTGGCCGACGCTGGGTCCGGGGGTCTGCGACCTGATCGAGGCCGGGGCGTGTTTCGGCCCGGGTGACCTGCGGGGCGAACCGGCGGTCATCGACGACGAGAAGCGGGCGCTGATCTACCGGGCGTACGAGGTGTACCCCCGGGATCACCCGAAGGCGGGAAAGCGCCGGTTCAAGCGGGTGTGTATCTCCCTGCGGAAGGGCACCGCGAAGACGGAGCTTGCCGGGTGGATCTGCTTCGCCGAGCTGCACCCGGAAGCCCCGGTCCGCACGGACGGCTGGAAGAAGCAGGGCGGCGTGTGGGTGCCGGTCGGGCGGCCGGTGCGTGACCCGTACATCCCGATGATCGCCCACACCGAGGAGCAGACCGAGGAGTTGGCGTACGCGGCGCTGATGGTGATGTGCTCCGAGGGGCCGGACGCGGACCTGTTCGACTGCACGTTGGAGCGGATCACCCGGATCAACGGTGACGGGAAGGCGGTGGCGTTGGCGTCGGCCCCGGACTCCCGGGACGGTGCCCGCACCACCTTCCAGCACGCCGACGAGCCGCACCGGTTGAAGCTGCCCCGGCAGGTGCAGGCGTGGCAGACGATGTTGCAGAACATCCCGAAGCGGCCGATCGCCGACCCGTGGTCACTGTCGACCACCACGGCGGGAGTTCCGGGTGAGGGGTCGGTGGCGGAGCAGGAACGGGAGTACGCCCGGCGCATCGACGAAGGCAAGGCCCGGGATCCGCAGTTGTTCTACTTCCACCGGGAGGCCAGCCCCGGCCACGACCTGGGCACGGACGGCGGGCTGCGGCAGGCGATCGTGGAGGCGTCGGGGCCGGCGGTCGCGGCGTGGTCGGACATCGATTCGATCGCGTCGCTGTACCACCAGGCCGACACCGACAAGGCGTACTTCGAGCGGGTGTGGCTCAACCGGTGGGTGGCCAGCAGCCGGCAGGCGTTCGACCCGGTCCGCTGGGTGAAGGAACTTGCCCGCCCGGATGTGCGGATCGCCGACGGAGAGCCGATCGTGGTCGGGTTCGACGGTGCCCGCTGGCGGGACGCGTGCGGGTTCGTGGCCACGCACATCGAGACGGGTTTCCAGTGGCCGCTGGCGGTGTGGGAGAAGCCGGTGACCGACTCGAAGGCCGAGTCGGACCCGGACGAGTGGGAAGTGACCGACGAGCAGGTCGATGGCGCGTTGGCTGAGGCGATGGACCGCTACCAGGTGGCGTTGGTGTACGCGGACCCGCCGAGGTTCGAGGCGAACGTGGCCCGCTGGTCGGGCCGCTGGGGTGAGCGGCGGGTGGTCGAGTGGTACACGAACCGGCCCCGGCAGATCGGTGTGGCGATGCGCGCTTTCCGGACTGCGCAGACGTCCGGTGAGCTGACCAACAGCGGTGACGCGACGTACGCCCGGCACATCGGCAACTCCCGCAAGGGCGACTTGAAGCTGCTCGACGACGACGACACCCCGCTCTGGACGATCTACAAGGAACGGCCCGACTCGCCGCTGTACATCGACTTGGCGATGGCCGGCTGCCTGTCGTGGCGTGCCCGCCTTGATGCGCTGGCCAAGGGCGGATGGAAGCGCAAACCCCGCAAGAAGATCATCGTCAGGAGGTGACGTGGTGGCCCTGCCCGATGACGATGACGCCCTGGGCTGGCTAAGCTACCTGGCGATCCGACACGACCGGGACTTGCCGCACCTGCAGGAACTCAACGCCCTGTACGAGGGCACCGCGCCGCTGCAATACATCCACCCGGAGATCCTGCGGGAGGTCGGAGACCGCATCCAGGTGGTGTCGCTGGGCTGGCCGATGCTGGCGGTGGATCCGCTGGAGGAACGCCTCGACCCGATCGGGTTCCGGTATCCGGAGGACGGCGACCCGGATCCGGACGCCGCCCCGGAGGAGTTGGCCTCGCAGGCGGCCGACGCGAACCTGATGCGCGTGTGGCAGGACAACGACCTGGACGAGGAAGCGCAGCTCGGCCGGTTGGACGCGCTGGTGATGAAGCGGTCGTACCTGACGGTCGGCACGAACGAGGACGACGCGGATACGCCGCTGGTGACGGTGGAGTCGCCGCTGGAGATGTACGCCGACATCGACCCGCGTACGCGGAAGGTGCGGGCGGCGGTGCGGCGCTGGTCGGAGGACCAGGATTCGCTGGCGCGGCTGCCGGAGGAGTTCGCCACCCTGTACCTGCCGAACGCGACGATCTGGTACGACCGGGGCCCGCAGGGCTGGCGGGAGCAGGGACGCGACACCCACGACGTGGGTGAGGTGCTGGTGACGCCGCTGACGAACCGCGCCCGGCTGGCGGACCGGTACGGCCGGTCGGAGTTGACGCCGGCCCTGCTCAGCTTGGCGCACGCCGCCAACAAGATCGCGTCGGACATGATGGTCGCCGCCGAGTTCCACGCGCTGCCGCTGCGGGCGCTATTCGGCATCTCCGAGGACGACCTGGTGGACGACAAGGGTCAGAAGCAGACCGCGTTGCAGGTCATCATGGGCCGCCTGTTGACGCTGGAGGGGGTCGACGGGTCGGAGGTGAAGCCGCACGAGTTCGCGGCGTCGTCGCTGTCGAACTTCCACGACTCGCTGACCCAGTTGGCGAAGCACGCCACCGCCCTGGTGGGGTTGCCGCCGACCGCGTTCGGGGTCGTCACGGACACCCCGGCGTCGGCGGAGGCGTGGCGTGCCGCCGAGGCGCGGCTGATCAAACGGGCGGAGCGGAAGACGGTGCCGTTCGGCAGCGCCTATGAGCGGATGAACCGGCATGTGCGGCGGTTGCAGGACGGCGACTGGGATCCGGCGGCCCGCCGGCTGGAGACGATCTGGCGGGATCCGGCGACCCCGACGCGGGCGCAGGCCGCCGACGCGGTGACGAAGCTGTTCGGCGGGGAACCGGTGATCACGAAGCGGCAGGCCCGCGAGGATCTGGGCTACACGCCCGGTCAGATCCGCCGCATGCAAGCCGAGGACAACGAGGCCGCCGACCGGGACCCGGTGCGTCAGCTCACCACGGAGTTGGCGTTGGGCCGCAGCGAACCGGTGCTGCGGGAGACTGCCGGTGTCGGTTAGGGAAGTCGCCCTCGCCCACTACCGGCGGCGGCTGCGGCTGGTCGACGCGGTGGCGACCATCGCCCGCCAGTTGTGGATGCGCGTCGACCCGGGCGACATCGCCCGGTCGTGGACGACGCAACTGGCCGACCTAGTGCCGGTGACCAACGCGGCGCAGCTCGCCGCCGTCCGCACCGCCGAGCAGTACCTGAACGACGTGTTGGATGTGCAGGGCGTCGACCCGGCCGGCGACGGGCGGGTGGCCGCGCCGTCGCTGGCGGGTGTCGCCTCGGACGGTCGGCCGCTGGCGACGCTGCTGTATGAGCCGGCCGTCGGTGTGCTGTCGGCGATCCGCGACGGCGCGAACGTGGACCGGGCGATGGCCGGCGGCTACGTCGCGTTGGACACGATGGTGCGGACGCAGGTCGCCGACGCGGGCCGGGTCGCCGACCAGGTGGCCACGGTGACCCGCCGGCAGGTGACCGGGTTCCGGCGGATGGTGGTGGGCCGCACGTGCGGCCGGTGTGTGGTGTTGGCGGGCCGCTGGTATCGGTGGAACACCGGCTTCGACCGTCATCCCCGCTGCGACTGTGTGCACGTGCCGGCGGCGGAGGACACCGCCGACGCCATCTCCACCGACCCGAAGGCGTGGTTCGACTCCCTCGACGAGGCGGAGCAGAACCGGCAGTTCACCGCCGCCGGGGCGCAGGCGATCCGCGACGGCGCGAACATCGCCCAGGTCGTCAACGCCCGCCGGGGCGCGTACGGACTCGCGCCGGCCGGCGCGCGGATCACGGCCGACGAGGCGCAGGCGCTGCGTGGCGGCCGGCAGCGTGGCCGCCTGGAGGCGGTCGACGTGTACGGACGCCCCCTGTTCGTCACCACCGAGGGTGTGACGGTGCGAGGGCAGGCCGGTATCCGGCTGGGTGCCCGGCAGGACGGCGTCAAGCAGCCAGGCCGCCGCAACCGGTCCGCACGGACACCCCGCCTCATGCCCGAGTCGATCTACCAGATCGCGGGGGATGACCGCGACGAAGCTGTCCGGCTGCTGAAGCGGTTCGGATACATCACCTGACCTGGTGCGATACCAGGTTCCAACCGGAGGTCGCGATGACCCAACCCGCCCCTGTCCCGACGACCCCGCCGGTGGGCGACCCGCCGGCACCGCCCGCACCCGCCCCGCCTGCGCCGGCCCCGACCGGTCAGCCGGACGAGCCGCTGCGCGAACCTGGCAAGAGGGCTCTCGAAGAGGAACGCGCCAGGGCGAAGGCGCTGGAGAAGGAACTCGCGGCGCTGGCCCCGCTCAAGCAGCTCGCGGAGGCGCTCGGCGGGAAACCGACCGGCGACGCGCCGACCGACCTGGAGAAGCTCACGGAGCGGCTCACCCAGCACGAAACGGAGCTGGCCGCCGAACGGGAAGCCCGATGGCGGGCCGAGGTCGCCCACGAGAAGGGGCTCACGCCGGCGCAGGCCGCCCGGCTGCGCGGGGCGAGCCGAGACGAGTTTGCGGCCGACGCCGACGCGCTGCTCGCCTTGTTCCCCGCCGCCCCGGCGGGACCGCGTAACCCGGCACCGGACCCGTCGCAGGGTGCCCGTGGCACCCAACCGCCGGACCTGGAGGCGCAGATCGCCGCCGCCCAGAAGGCCGGCGACTGGCGGAAGGGCATCGCCTTGCAGCGGCAGAAGCTGCCCGGCGTTCAGAGGTAACCGAAGGGCCGGCGCGGGCCGCGCCCAGAACCACACAGAAGGGAGCTACCAGCGATGGCTGGTATCACCGCGCTCGGCACCACCTACAACCTGCCGAACTACACCGGCTTCCTGCACCAGCTCACCCCGACCGACACGCCGTTCTTCTCGGCGATCGGCGGGCTGACCGGCGGCGGGCAGACCACCGACACCGAGTTCGAGTGGGGCACCTACGACCTGCGGTCCGCCGCTCAGAACGTGGCCCTCGAAGGCCAGGACGCGCCGACGCCGCAGGAGCGGGTCCGGGCGACCGCGAAGAACGTCACCCAGATCCACCACGAGGCCGTCGCCGTCTCCTACACCAAGCAGGCGGCCACCGGCCGGCTGTCGGGGCTGGCCACCGCCGGTGCCACCAGCTCGGTGCAGACCGAGCTGGACTGGCAGACCGAGGTGATGCTGAAGCAGATGGTCCGCGACATCGAGTGGTCGTTCATCAACGGCGTCTACCAACTGCCGGTGGACAACACGACCGCCCGCAAGACGCGGGGTCTGCTCTCGGCGATCACCTCCAACGTCGTCAACGTGGGTGTGGCCGCGCAGACCGGCACGGCGGCGGCGGCCACCGACCTGATCACGCTGACCGCGCACGGCCTGACCGACGGCGACACCGTCCGGTTCAGCTCGGTCGGCGCGGCCACGCCGCTGTCCACCGCCACCGTCTACTACGTGGTGTCGTCCAGCGCGAACACGTTCAAGGTGGCCACCATCAAGGGCGGCACCCCGGTCGACATCACCGCCGACGGCACCGTCATCTGGAACGAGGGGTCCGCCCTCACCAAGGAGATGCTCGACGGGCTGCTCCAGACCGCCTACGACAACGGCGGCCTCATGGAGTCGGAGACCCGCACCCTGATCGTCGGGTCGGCGCAGAAGCTGGCCGTCACGAAGGCGTATACCTCGGCCGGGTACGTCATCAAGAACGTCGAGGGCAACGTCGGCGGTGTCGTCGTCGACCGCATCGACTCCGACTTCGGGACGCTGAACATCATGCTCGACCGGCACATGCCGGCCGACACGATCGCCGCCGTGTCTCTGGAGGACTGCCGGCCCGTGTACCTGGAGGTGCCCGGCAAGGGCCACTTCTTCGAGGAGCCGCTGGCGAAGGTCGGCGCGTCCGACCGCAACCAGCTTTACGGCGAGGTCGGCCTGGACTACGGCAACCAGATGAAGCACGCCAAGATGACCGGCCTCAAGGCGTAAGGAGCCGCCGAGATGAGCAGCAAGAGCAGCGACAGCGACCTGATCGTCACCGCCGGATACGTGACGGTGCGCCGGCAGGTCGGGGCCGGTGAGGCGTACGTGGACGTGCCGCGCGGCGAGGTGCTGCCCGACGACGTGTCCGCCGAGGACCGTGACCGGCTGGTCGCGGCCGGGTCGGTGGGCCGGCGCGACGGCAAGCGCGTCACCGACGCCCCGGACTCGCCGCAGGACGCGGCGAAGGCGGCCCGGCCGGTGCCGGGTGAGGTGGAGCCGGACGAGATCCCGGCGGACATCATCCCCGGCGGCACCGTCGACCAGATCATGGCGTGGGTCGGCGACGACCTGGCCCGCGCCCGGGTGGCCCGGCACGAGGAACTGGCCAAGGGCGACAAGGCGCGCGCCACGCTGCTGGCCCGCCTCGACAAGGTGAAGGCGGCCGAGGAGACGGAACCCCCGAAGGTGCCGGAGTCCTACGACGAGAACCGGGGCCCGGGTGGGGTGGCGACGCCGCTGGACAACCCGGGCGCGGGCGGCGGCAAGCCGGCCGGCGACGACGCCAGCCGCTGACGCGAACAGGGGGGTGAGGTCGCGTGGCGGACATGCTGGCGGCACCAGGTGACCTCGCCTCCCTGCTGGAGCGCGACGACCTGGACGAGTACAAGGCGACGATGCTCATTGAGTGCGCCACGGCGGTGGTGCAGGCGGCGGCCGACGGGCAGCGCATCGTCGAGGTCGTGGACGACGTCGCGGAGGTGACGGCGGGCACCGGACAGTGGCTGTCCCTGCCGCAGTTCCCGGTGCGGTCGGTGGCGTCGGTCAACTACGACGGCACGGTGATGGCGTCCGGCCCGGCCGGGTACCGGCTGCGCGGGTCGCGGCTGTTCCGCCGGTGCGGCTGGTCGGATTCACCGCTGGACATGATCCCGGTGACCGTGGTCTACACCCACGGATACCCGGAGGGCGCGCAGGAACTCCAGTTGGGGCGCAGCGCGGTGCTGGGGCTGATCCGGGACGTGTACGACAACCCGGCGGGGCTGAAGGCCGAATCGATCGACGACTGGTCGGCGACGTATTCGGCGCTGTCCACGCAGATGGACGGCACGCCCGCCCTGCGGAAGGCGCTGCACTGGCAGTACGGCCGGAGACGGTGAGGGAGACGCGGTGGCGAACGGCTACTACACGGGGTACGTCGAGGGCATCCAAGACGGCACGGTCAACCCGACCACCGGCGTGTTGAAGGTCAGCCTCGTCAGGGGCTACACGTTCTCGGCGGCGCATCGCACCGTCGCGGACGTGACCGGCGCGGGCGGCACCATCAACGGCACGTCGGCGGCTTTGACCGGCAAGTCCGTCACCGGCGGGGTGCTGGACGCCGACGACACCACGATCAGCGCCACGGCCAGCGCCGTCAACCACGGGTTGTTGCTCTACCAGTCCTCGTCGTCGGCTGGCGGCGCGGACGTCGCCGCCGGATCGCAACGGGTCATCGCCTGGTACGACACCGGCTCGGGCCTGCCGATCCAGCCGGGCACCGGCCCCGTGCCGGTCACGTGGCCGGCGGCAAACCCGAAGATCCTCAAGGTCGGCTGACCGGGGCGGGGGCGGCGTGGCGGTCACGATCGTAGGGGTCACCGCCGGCACCTCCGGGTCGGCAACAAGCACCAGCTTCGCGCCGACGCTGCCCGCCGGGTGGGCGGCCGGCGACCAGGCGCTGCTGGTGGAAAGCATCTCCGGCGGCACCCTGTCGGGCAGCCCCTCGGCGGGGTGGACCGCCCCGGCCGGTCCGACGTGGCCAGCGCAGGAAGCGTCCGCGTCCCGCATGTACGCGTGGACGCGAACCCTCCAGGTCGGCGACAGCGCGCCGACGCTCACCAACTCGGGCAGCGTGACCGGCACCTGGATTCTGGTGGTGGTGCGCGGCGGCACAGGTGTGGCGCAGGCTGCGACCGCCACCGCGTCGGGCATCTCCGTGACCCTGCCGACGCTGCCCGGGGTGGCCGCCGGGTCGGCGCTGCTGGCCGTCGCGCACTGCCGGGTCGCGTCGGGCACGATCCCCACGGACCTGACGTGGGCGGCCGGCTACACGGAACTGGTCGACCAGGCCACATCCCGCGCGACCAGCTCGGCGAACCTGAGGTCGGCCGCCGTGTACCGCGTCACCGCCACCTCCGGCTCCCACGGCGGCGAAACGGTTACCTCCGATGTGACCGGCTCCATGATCGGCCTGCTGGTGGAGGTGCCCTCCGCCGCCGGGGTCGCCCCCGACGGGGTGACTGTTCCCGCTGCCGTCGGCGAACCGTCCGTGGACGTCTCCCTTCTGGTCGCCCCAGACGGCCTGACGGTGCCCGTGGCCTTGGGTGCCCCGGACGTGTCGTGGGCTGGCGGTGCCGCCCCGGCGGGGCTGGTCGTGCCGGTGGCGGTCGGCGAACCGGCGGTGGACCTGCCGCAGACGGTGACACCCGACGGGCTGACCGTGCCCGTCGAGGTGGGCGCACCGGCGGTGCAGCAACACGGCGGCACGGTGGTGCGGCCGGCCGCCGGCACCGTGACCCGCCCCGGTGGGCCGCTGGTGGTCCGACCGGACACCGGTGTGGTGGTGCGCCCGTAGACGAAGGGAACACGTCATGTCGGTGCGGTCGGCGTTGGCGCGGGGCAGGGCGGCGGCCGAACGGCTGATGGTCGACGAGTGCGTGGTGGAGGCGGTCACCGGATCGACGACGGACCCGGACACCGGTGAGGTCGTCGACACGGTGGAGCAGGTGTACGCCGGCCGTTGCCGGGTGCAGCAGGCGTCCGCGTCGGCCGGCGAAACGCGGGTCGGTGAGGCGGACGTGCTGATGCTCGACCGGGTGCTGCAACTGCCGGTGGTCGCGTCCGCTGGCGTGCGCGCCGGGCACCTGGTGCGGCTCACCGCCTGCGAGCAAGACCCGGACCTGACGGGCCGCCGGTTTGTGGTGCGCGCCGAGTACGCGAAGACCCACGCCACGTCCCGGCGACTGGGCATCGAGGAGGCCACGTCGTGAAGATCGAGGTGACCGCGCCCGACGTGAACCGGCTCGCCGCCGCCCTGCGGGAGGTGCCCGCCGAGGCGCACGACAACAGCGTGAAGGCGACCACGTTCACCGCGAACGGCGTCAAGAAGACGGCCCGCGAGTTCGCCGGGGGTATCGCCCACGCCCCGCACTACCCGTACGCCATCGGCTACGACGTGGACGACCTCGGCGAGGGCGTCGGGGTGACGGCGGAGATCGGCCCGGACAAGGATCTCCGCCAAGGGGCGCTGGGCAACATCCTGGAGTACGGGACCACCAACAATCCGCCGTACGCGCACCTGGGCCCCGCCCTGGACCGGTGGGGCCCCGACTTCGTGGAAGGCCAGGAGAAGGCCGTCGCGGACGCCCTGGGGGCGCTGTGAGCGACGACCCGCACGCCGTCGCGTTCCTGTCCCTGCTGCGCGACGCCGGCCTGTCGGTGTTCCCCGACGCCAACGGCAAAGGCCCGACCGCGACGACCCCCCTGCCGTACGTGGTGGCGTGGGTGGCCGTCCGCTACGACCTGGGGCCCACCATCGACGGCCGGTCGAGCCGGGGCGTGGCCACGGCGACCGTGCACTCCGTGGGCGCGAACGACACCGCCGCCCGGATCACCGCCGGCCGGGTGCGCGGCGCGCTGCTCGACGTGGTGCCGACCATGACCGGCCGGCGGCCGTGGCCGATCCGCCACGACGAGGGGCTACCGCCCCGCCTCGACGAGTCCACCGGCCGCAGCGTGGTCGACCAGGTGGACGTGTACCGCCTCGAATCCCTGCCCGGCTGACCGGGCCTACACCGATGGAGGAGCCGTGCCGGACCTGGTGCGTATCCGAGACACGACCAGCCGCGCCGAGTACAGCGTCGGCGCGCGCCGGGCCGCCCAGCTCGTCGAGCGCGGCGGCGTCGAGCTGGTGACCGACGGCGACGCGACGGACCGGCTGGGCCGGGCCCTGCCCCCGTCGGACGCCCCCGCCAAGAGCAAGAGCACGACCAGCTCGACCAAGGAGCAGACCCGATGACGTCTCCGCTGCCCACCTCCGTCCCCAGCGACGGCACCCTGCGCATCGACTTCGTGCCGACTATCGCCGACCGGGCGGCCCCGAAGGCAGCCACCGAGCTGGGCGCGGTCGGCGCGCAGGAACTGGCCGGCTACATCACCGGCGACGGGTTCAACCCCTCCGGCGAGCAGGCCACCGTCACCGACGAGCGGATCGCCTCGACGCAGACGTTCGAGCAGCCCGGCCGCAAGACCAAGAGCCTCAACGTCATCTACGTCCACAACCCGGACGACCCGGCCAACAACGAGGCGTACCTGACCCTGGAGGAAGGCACCACCGGGTACATCGTCACCCGGTACGGGGTGCCCCGGGGGCAGGCGTGGGCGGCCGGCGACATCGTGGACGTGTGGCCGGTCACGGCCGGCGAACCGATGAAGCAGTGGAACGGCGCGAACAGCGTGCACACCGTCACCCAGCGGCTGTTCGTCACCGGCGACGTCGTCATCGACGCGGTGGTGGCGGCGTGAGCGACGCCGACAAGATCCTGACCGGGGCGCGGATGCCGGAGGACCAGGTGCCGGTGTGCACCCGCGCCGACCTGGTGGCCGAGTGGAAGCGCCTCGGTCAGGAACTGGCGGCGGCGAAGGTGAAGAACGCCGCCGACCCCCGCCTGTCGGGCAGCGGCACCGGTGACCTGATCGCCCGCATGGAGGCGCTGCGGGAGGAGATCGAGGCCAGCACCGTCCTGTTCCGGGTGCGGGCGCTGCGCCGCAAGGTGTGGAACGACCTCGCCGACGCGCACCCGCCCCGCAAGACCGGCGGCCGGGTGCATCCCGAGGATGAGCCGCTGGGCGTCAACCGGGCCACGTTCCTGCCGGCCCTGGTCCGGGCCAGCACGGTGGAGCCGCAGTTGGCGGAGGAGACGTGGGCGGCGCTGCTTGACCCCGACGGTGAGCTGCTGTCGGAGCAGCAGTGGCGGCGTCTGTGGCGGGCCTGCTGGAACCTGAACGTCGCGGAGATCGACGTCCCTTTCTCCGTCGCCGGATTGCTGACGAACCCGGGTTCCGGCAGCGGATCCGGCTCGCCCGAACGCTCGGAGTAGCGCCCCGCCGGCTGGAGGGCTGGGAGCCGACCACCGTCTACGAGTACGACGACGGCCGGCTGGTCCGGTCGACGCCGGAGCCGGAGTGGGACGCGCAGCAGCTCGCGCTGATGGTGGCCCTCGACGAGTACGAGGCGGGCCTGTGCCGCCGGTGTGGGCATCCGCTGGAGGAGACGACCCGGCCAGAGCACGACTTCAACAACCCGTTGGCCACGGCCGTCTATCTGCCTGCCCCGGGCACCCCGATGCAGTGCCACTGCTGCGCCGCCCTGGAGCGGTCGGAGCAGCACACCAGCACGCAGAACCCCCAGTTCCCGGGGGCGATCCTGCACGCCGTCCAGCTCGTCCCGAGGGGGTGACCGGTGGCCCGTACCGTCAAGGTCGGCTTGGACGTCGATGAGAAGCCGTTCGTCAAGGGCATGGGCCGGGCCGCCGACGCTGCCGAAAAGCTCGACGACAAGCTGGACGACGTCGGCGAGTCGGCGAAGGACACGGCCACCGGCACCGACCGGGCGAAGGAATCCGTAGACGGGCTCGGCGACACGGCGAAGGACACCGGCCGGGAACTGGACCGGCTGCGCGGCGACGCGGCCCGGCTGGACCGGCAGATCGACGAGACGGCGGCCAGCGTCCGGGACCTCGCGCGGGCCATAGCCGCAACCTCGGATGAGGCGGCCCGCGCCGACCTGAACAAGAAGCTGTCGGTGGAGCAGGGCCGGCTGCGGGAGCGGGTCAACCTGCGGAAGCTGATCGACGTCGACTCGGTTGGCTCGGCGGCAACCGACCTGGGCGCGGAACTGGCGCAGGGCGTCTCCGTGTCGTTCGCCGGTCGGCTGGGTCCGCTGCTGGCGAGGGCACCGATGGCCGGAATGAACCCGGCCGTCGCCGCGATCGGCGCACCCCTCGCCGCCGGCATCACTGCCTTTCTCGGGACGGCCATCGCGGGGTCGATCGTTGGTGCCGTCGGCGTGGGTGGCGTCGTCGGCGGCCTGGTGGTCGCGTCGAAGCACAGCGCCGTCAAATCGGCCGCGACCGCCCTTGGCGACGAGTTCGAGGCGACCATGCAGCAGGCGGCGGTCGGGTTTGTACCCGCCGCCGTTGAGGGCATCGGTGTGCTGCGTTCCCACCTCGGCGAGGCCCGCGACGACCTGGAGGCGATCTTCGCCGACAGCTCCCGATTCGTGGTGCCGCTCGCGGAGGGCGCAGGCCAGGCGGTACGCAGTGTTCTGTCCGGGGTCCGTGACGTTGTCGAGCGGGCCGACCCGGTCATCGACTCCATCGCCGACGGGATGGTCCGCATCGGCGACGCCGCCGGGGACGGCCTGTCCAGCTTGGCTGACAACGCCGAGTCCGGCGGCCGGGCCCTGTCGGTGCTGTTCCTGATCGTCGAACAAGGCGTCCGGGGCTTCACGAACCTGGTCAACGTTCTCGCCGAGACGTACGAGCTGATGGAGATCGGCGGGGCGACCCTGTCGGGGAACCTGCCTCAGGCCGTCGGCTTGATCGGCGAGATGGCGCTTCGCACCGAGGAGGGCGAGGAGTCCAACACCGAGTTCGCCCGGTCCCTGCTGGGGATCATCGACGGGTTTCGGGACGAGGAAGACGCGGCTACGTCGGCGGCGCGGGCCATGCGCGAGTACGCCGACGCCGCCGACCGGATCGTGGACCAAAACCTGGACGTCGCCGAGGCCACCCTGCGGTACCGGGACAGCCTCCGCGAAGCGAAGGACTCGCTGGAGAAGGGCGGGAAAGTCACCGACGCCGAGTCGGAAAGGCTGATCCGCCTGGCTCGCCAATCCAACGATCTGACGGACTCGCTGGAGCAGCAGGGAGCTACGACGGCGGAGTTGGCGGAGCGCAACAAGCAGGCGCGGGCGGATTTCATCGCCACCGCCACCGCTATGGGGTACAGCCGCAAGCGGGCCGAGGAGTTGGCAGACCAGTACCTGAAGGTGCCCCGCAAGGTGACCACGGAGATCGAGGCGGACACCGACCAGGCGGCCCGGAACCTGCGCGCCGTGCGGGAGCTGATCGCGCAGATCAAGAGCAAGAAGGTGGTCATCACCACCCAGCACAACCAGATCGTCACCCGGTCTGAGGGCCGCAACGTGCCGATCGGTGACGTGGGTGGCCGCCGGTGGGGCGGCATCACCGAGCACGCCCAGTGGGGCGTGCTGCGGGAGGCGCAGATCGCCGCGCCGGTCGCCCCGGCCCGGTACGCGTGGGCGGAGCCGGCGACCGGCGGCGAGGCGTTCGTGCCGAGGTTCGGCAACCGTGACCGGTCCCTGGACATCTTGCAGAAGGCCGCCCGCTGGTACGGGGCTCGGGTGACGGCGGGCACCGCCGGGGCTGCCGCCGGGCCGTCCATCACCAACGTCGAGAACGTCAACGTCCAGGCGTGGACGGACCGGTTCAGCCTGCGCCAGGTGGAGGACGAACTGGCCATGCACGGGGCGGTGTGATGGCGCTCATCGAGGGGCAGTGGCAGCTACGCGACCTCGTCATCGGCGAGGGCACGCAGTTCAAGGTGCAGTCGGGCACGAACCCGTTCACCAACCAGGTCCGCGCCGATCAGGGCGGGGATCGGGCGTGGGCGCACGGGTCGTGGTCGGGGGTGGAGTGGCAGGCCGAACGGGTCGTGCCGATCACCGTGCTGATCGACGTGGGTGCGTTCGACGTGGGTGCGGCGATCGAGGCCCGGCACGTCCTGGCGTCAGCATTCCGGTCAAGCCACGTCGACCTGCCGCTGACGTGGAAGCTGGGCGGCCGGGAGTACCTGCTGTGGGGTCGCCCCCGCATGGCGGAGCCGGATCTCGGCCTGGTCGGCGTCGGCAAGATGTTCGTGCGGTGCGCGTTCGTGGGGCTCGACCCGATGATCTACAGCGCGGCCGAATACACAGCCGGGCCGCTGGGCCTGCCGACGTGGGCGGGTGGCCTGACGGTGCCGCTGACGGTGCCGTTCAGCATCGGCGCGTCGCAGACGTCCGGGCAGGTCGACCTGACCAACGACGGCACCGCCGAGGTGGGGCTGCTGCTGCGGGTGGACGGCCCGGTCAACCAGCCCCGGATCAGCCTCACCGACCCCGGCGGCGGCACGACGACGCTGCGGGTGGACCTGGTGGTGCCGGACGGGCAGTGGCTCGACATCGACACCCAGGCGCGGACGGTGTTCCTCAACAGCGATCCGTCGGCGAGCAGGCGAGGACAGGCGGTGGGCGAGTTCCCGCTGCTGCAACCAGGTACGAGCACGCTGCGGTTCGCCGCAGCCGAGGAGTCCAGCGGCACGGTGACGGCCCGCTGGCGAGACGGATGGTGGTGACCTGATGCCGGCTGACCCGCTGTTCATCAACGAGTCGGGTGGCTCGCCGGAGTACAACGCGGCCGAGCTGCGTCGGGCGCTCGGCGTGTACGCGTCGAAGGCTGGCACGCTCGACCGGTTCGGGGCCCGCTCCGGCGTGCACCCGGCCGGCGGGCCGGCGCTCACCCTGTCCGGGACGACGCTGACCGTCGGGCACCTCCAGGCGGTGGTGTATCCGGCGGCGTCGACCACGCAGGGCCCGTATCTGGTGCAACTCCCGCAGCACACGTGGTCTGTGCCGGCGGCTGCCGCGCAGCCCCGCAAGGACATCGTGGTGCTGCGGGTGTGGGATGACGACGAGGACGGGTCGGGCGACCGCAAGACGGACACGCAGTACCTGACCGGTTCGGCGGCCCCGTCGCCGGTAGAGCCGTCGGTTCCGGCGGGTGCGTTCCGGCTGGGCACGATCGACGTGCCGGCCAGCGGCGGCGGCAACCCGGTGCTCACGTACAACGCGCCGTGGACGGTCGCGACCGGCGGCATCCTGCCGGTGCGTACGGGCGTGGACCTGCCGACGACCGGCATCTACGAGGGCACGTACGCGGACGTCGCCGACGTCAACCAGTTGGTGCGCTGGTCGGGGTCGGCGTGGGATGTGGTGGCGGAGGTGCCGACCGCCTACAACACGTACACCCCGGCGTTCACTGGTCAAGGCTCGGGTACGTTCTCGACGCTGACGGGCCGGTGGAAGCGGATCAGCTACAAGACGGTCCACTTCATCGCCTACTGGGTGGTGTCGACGGCCGGCACCGGCTCCGGCAACGTGACGATCACCGCCCCGACGAGCATCGACCGCACTGTCCGGCAGTCGGTGATGGGCAATCTGGAAGGCGCGGCCTCTCCCAGCTTGCGGCATGTGGCGGCGGTGTCGTTCACCGGCGGGTCGGGCGCGGTGTTCGACCGGCTGCGCTTCGACTCCGGCAGCTCCACGAACGCGTTGAGCAACCTGACCGGCGCGGATCTTGCGTCGGGGATGCTCGGCGTCATCCAGGGCATCTACATGGAGGCGTGAGTGGCCGTCATCAACGCCTGGGTGGGTGCGACCACGCCCAACTCGGCGCGGGTCGTCGCCAAGATTCAGGGCGGGTCGGCGCGGCTGGCGGTGGCCGACAACGCGGACCTGTCCGGCCCCGCCTGGTACGGGCCGGTGACAGCATCGGCGCAGGGCATCGTGTCGCTGACCGCGACCGGCCTCGCCCCGAACCGCCGCTACTGGTGGGCGGTGGAAGATGCCGGGGTGCTGGACACGGCCACCGGCGGGAAGTTCCGCACCCACCCTGTGCTGGGCGAGCCGGCCACGTTCGACTTCATCACCGGCGGCGACGCGGGCATCACCCCCGAGGTGCCCGGGATCGGCGCGGTCGTCAACGGCTCCCGCCTGTCCAACCACCCGGTGTTCGACACGATCAGGTTGAAGGACCCGCTGTTCTTCGCCCACCTCGGCGACATGCACTACTACGACCCGGGCTCGGGAAATCACGGCTTCGCCGACGGCAGCCTCACCACCTACCGGCGCTGTTGGGATGACGTGTTGTTGCAGCCCCGACAGCACGACCTGTACCGCAATGTGCCGCTCGTGTACGTCTGGGATGATCATGATTTCGGGCCCAACGACTCGGACTCGCTGTCGCCGGGCCGGGCCAACGCGCAGCGGGTGTTCCGGGAGCGCGTCCCCCACTACCCGCTCGCCGACGACGAGGGCATCTTCCACTCGTTCCAGGTCGGCCGGGTCCTGTTCTTGGTCTCCGACTGCCGGTCGGACCGCACCCCCAACTCGCAGCCGGACGGCCCCGACAAGACCATGCTCGGGTCGTCGCAGCGGGCATGGCTGGAGCAGACGCTGACCCAGTCGCAGGCGTCGGCGCTGTGCTGGCTGATGCCCCTGCAATGGCTGTCCGGGGCCGTCGATAGTTGGGGAGGCTTCCGCACCGAGCAGGCGCAGTTGGCGCAGATGCTCGGCGACCTGGGCTGGCTCAACCGGATGTGGATGGTCGTCGCCGACAAACACTCGCTCGGCATCGACACCGGCACCAACAACCAGTGGGGCCGCTTCCCCAACTTCTTGACCGCGTCGCTGGACGCGGGCGGCGGCACCAACGAAGGTCCCTACGACCTGGGGATCACCGGCGGCCGGGGCAGATACACGCGGTTCGTGGTGACCGACCAGGGCGACCAGATCACCGTGCAGGGCACCGGCTACATCGGCGTCTCGCCGTGGCGGTCCCACCAGTTCACGATCCTCGCCAACACCCCGCCGCCGGAGCCGGGCGGCGGGGAGCCGGTGCCACCGCAGACCCCGGCGAGCATCAGCGATCGCGTGCGGTGGCTCGGCTGCGACCTGACCACCGGGCAGATCATCGCCGATCTGCCCGACGTCACCGGCACCATCTCGCGGGTGTTGGGGGCGTACACGTCGTCGTCGCTGACCGTGCCGATCCCCGTGGGCGGGCCGGCGAGCCTCGGTGACATCGCGTTTCAAGCCACGCAGCCCGGCACCACGATGATTGTTGCCGTGGTCAACGACGTGCCCGCCTGGGCCGGGATCGTGCTGAGCAGGCGCGGCGGCACCGAAGGGACGCTCAGCCTGAGCTGCGTCACCCTGGAGGGGTATCTGGATCGCCGCTACGTCGGCGACCACGACTGGGTGCAGCGCGACGAGGTGTCGGTGATCGCCGCCGGTCTGGTCACCGACGCCCAGGTCGACGGGATCGGCCTGGCGGTGGACGCCGTCGCGACGGGTGTCCTGCGGGACCGCTCGTACGCCGGCACCGACGACGCCACCGTCTACTCCCGGCTGCGCGAGCTGTCGGCCGTCGAGGGTGGCCCCGAGTGGACCATCGACCTGGACTGGACCGACCAGACCCGAACGGCGATCGCGAAGGTGCTGCGGATTCGGTCCCGCATCGGCGCGGCCACCGCCAACCCGGGGGCCCTGTTCACCTCGGGCGCTCCGGCGTGGTCGTCGACCGGCGGGTCCGACGCATCGTACAGCCTGCTGGAGGACTACTCCGATCAGCGCGGCGCGAACCACATCATCGCCACGTCGAGCGGTGAGGGTGACGCCCGGCCGCAGTCGCAGCCGGCGGTGGATGTGCGCCCCGGCTGGCCCCGCTACGAACGCCGGTTCTCGCCGGGTTCGTCGATCACCGATACGGCTGTGCTCGACGAGCATGCGGTCGCCGAGCTGGCGCTGCGCCGTGACGGGGCGGCGACGTGGCAGATCGACTCCCGGTGGGACGCCTACCCGCGCCTGGGCGTGGACTGGCGGCTCGGTGACGACGTCGGCTGGGAGCTGTACGGCCACCGGCACCCCGCCGGGGTGACCGGAGGCGGCAGGGTCATCGGCTGGGAACTGGACGCGAAAGCCGGTCGGGTGCGGCCGATTCTGTGGGAGCCGGGAGGGACCACCTGATGGGTGTGCTTGGTGACATCGCTATCTCTCCCGGCGACATCATGCGCCGCCTGCGGGACCTCGAACGGCAGGTGCGGGAACTGCTTGCCGGCCGCCGCCTGGAAGCCGCGAGCATCGGCCGGGGCGGTGTCACTGTCAAAGACGGAGGCGCTATCCGGGTCCGGGACACCGATGGCAGTCTGCTCGTGTGGATGGGTAACCTCGGCAACGACCTTCGCGGCAGTGTGCTCTACCGGGCTGGCGGGTCGGCGGCGCTGGGCGTGTTCGGCACCGGCACCGGTGGCGACGTCGGGTTCATCGGCATGTATGACCGGTCCGGCAACCCCATCGTCACCGATGACGTGCTGTCCGGTCGGGGGCTGGCCAGGCCGTTCATTCCGTTGCAGGTCAATGAGGTGTCGGTGCCTACCGCCACCACTACGTCCGGCACGTTCACCGATGTCGCGGTGGGGATGGTGTCCGTGCAGCACCCCGTCATGTACGCGTACCTGCTGGTGCGGGCAAGTGACGTCACTACCGCTGGGGAAGTGCGGCTCGCGCTGCAAGGGGTGGGTATCGGCCCGACGGTGACGGTGGATGCCGGTGCCTACGTGTACACATCGGTTGGCCCGTTTGCGCTGACTGACCCGCCCCCGTACGGGGTGATCCGGGGCCTGTCGGTGCAGGCTCGGCGCACGGCGGGGGCGGGGACGATCGGCGTGCGGGTCATGAGCATCATGGGTTTGGAGTCGGCGTTCGTCTGACTCAGTCGGTGGCTGGGGCGGTCGCGCGGCCGTCGGGTGGCGTGGGCCGGTCCTCGTGTCGAGGGCTGGGCGGCGGGGGCCCCGGGTCGGGCTTGATGTCGGAGGTGCCGCCGCCGGTGGTGGGCTCCGGCGCGGGCTCGGTGTCGGTGTCGGTCACGGCGTTTCGGCTCCCTGACGTGGATCGGCTGGTGCTGGTCTTCGGCGCGGTCTTCGTCTTCTCGGCCACCGTAGCCGCCGGTTCGGCGCTGCTGGGCGCGACAGTCGGTGCTGGAGTGGTTGTCGGGGTGACGGCTTCCTCGTCCGACACCTGTCTCACGACCGTGTCCCTGCCCGGGTCGGCGCTGCCGGTGAGTTGCGCGCCGACGAATACGCCAGCGGACGCGGCGAGGGCTAGCCCGGCGACGCTGATCCCAATGGTGCGGCGGTTCATCTGAGCCTCCCGTATGGATTCGTCACCGACTGTAGAGCGTCGATGCCCGCCCTACCTGCCCGAAGAAGCAACCTGACCGATCCTTGACCGGAGGTATGAATGGGCCGCCTCACCTGGCTACCGGATGTGCTGCGCGCCGCCGGGTTGACCGTGCACGAGTACGACGGGTGGAAGACGAGAGGGTCCGACTCGTGGGGGCCGATCGTCGGTATCACCTGCCACGCCACTGCCGGCAGCGCGACGTCCACGGACGCCGGGGAGCTGCGGGTGCTGGTCACCGGGTCGACGTCCGCACCGCCGCCGATCGCCCAGTTGTACCTGTCCCGCTCTGGTGAGTGGTGGGTGGTGGCGTCGGGCCGCTGCAACCACAACCTGACCGGCTGGGCCGGACCCAACGAGGGCTACGGCAACTCCCGGCTGCTCGGCATCGAGGCGCAGAACGACAACCGGTCGCAGCCGTGGCCGCAGGTCCAGTACGACTCGTACGTCCGTGGCGTGGCCGCCCTCGTGCGGCACCTCGGGATCTCACCGTCGCGGGTCGCCGGCCACAAGGAACACCAGCCGTACCCGGCCCCGCCGGGACAGACCAGCACCAAGAGCGATCCGACGTTCGACATGGGCCAGTTCAGGGCGCGGGTGACCGCGCTGCTGGCCGGGGAGGAAGACGACGTGAAGCCGAGCGACCAGCTCAAGATTGCCGGGTGGGGCGCGAGCACCTGGCCTCAGGACAAGGGCCTGGCCGACGGTCAGGTGTCGGCGGAGACGGCGTGGGGCGGCGCGTACCTGCACGCCCGCCTCGGCCAGGAACGCACCGCGCAGCTCGTCACGATGGTTGACGCGCTCGCCCGTCTGGTCGGCGGGCAGGACGCGGGGGCCATCGTCGCCGAGATCCGCGCCCAGCACGAGCAGACCCGGGCCGCCATCGCCGGAGTCGCCGGTGCGGTGCTCGCGGAGCTGCCCGACGGCGATGGGCCGATCAGCCGCGACGACCTGGAGGCTGCGCTGGAAAGCGGCCTGCGGGCGGTGCTCGGCTCGGTCGACGGCGCAACCCCGGCGCAGGGGTGACCGCGCCCGGTTCGGGGGTATCGGCGGCGGGAAGGTTAGGAATCGTGCGTGGTGACGAGAGCAGAGCGGTTCAAGCGGCTCGCCCTGGACTTCGGGTGCATCGGCACCGGACTGGGCGTGATCATCCATCAGACCGTCGTGGTGCCGCCCGGACAGGCGTCGGAGGCGCTGCTGGTGGCGGCGGTGTCGGTGCTGGGGATCCCGGCCGGCGTGGGACTGCTCTCGCTGCGCAGCAATGGCGCTACCGGTACAACGTCCGGTCCCTCATCCTCAGCGGGGCCGGACTCACCGTCGCCTACGTCATCATCGCCGTCGCCAGCGCCGTCCGGGGCGGGTGATCCGCCGTGACGTGGCGCGGCTGGCAGGTGCTGGTCGCGTGCCTGATCGCGGCCGTGGTGTCGGCGGTGTCGTCGATGGCGTACGCGAACCGGGTGGCCCGCGAGTCGGAGCGCCGGTGGTGCGGGATCGTCGTGGCGCAGGACGACGCGTACCGGCAGCAGCCGCCGATCACGGCGGCGGGCCGCAACATCGCTGAGGCGCTGGCCGGACTGCGGCGCGACTTCGGCTGCCCCGCCCCGTAACTGTCCCGAACGACACACAAACCCAGCGCCCGCCCCGATGTTCGGAGCGGGCTTTCGCATGTCTGGAGGAACTATGAAGATCGGCCGCTACGCCAAGACCATCGTCGCCGCTGTCGTCGCCGGGGGCGTGGCCCTCACTGTGGCGATGGGCGACGACGTCCTGACCGCCACGGAGGGGATCACCGTCGCGCTGGCGGTGCTGGGGGCGCTCGGCGTGTACGTCGTGCCCAACGCGAAGGACGACGGGCTGCCCCGGTAACTCTGCGGCGGCCAGCCTGTCGCGGCGGCTTCTACCAGGGCCCCTCGCCGTACTTCTTCGTGCACGCCTTCTTCATGTCGAGGTACGCCTCCGCCATGTCCAGGTTCGTATCCGGGCCGGGGGCGGCACTGGCAGCGCCGGCCGCCGCCGCCAGCTTGCGGCCTGCCTCTGAGATCGCCGGGTCGGTAACGCGCTCGGCTCGGCGGCCGGCGTCAACGTTCGGGGCGGTGTTCGTGAGGCTGCCCAGCTCGGACAGGTCGACGATGTGGTTGCAGATTTGCCGGATCGTCGGTTCGTCGCTGATCGGGCCTTCGCTGGTGGGGGCCGCACTGGTCGGTGCCGCAGCGGCGGCAGTCGTCGCAGCCGCCGGTGGGCCGGCTTCCGGTCCGCTGTTGGAGCAGCCGGCCATGGCGGCGGCGAGGGCGATGCAGGCGGCGGAGAGTGTGCGGCGGTAGGTCATCCGGGCACCGTAGCGGCGGCGGGCTTCGTTCGCCTTGGACGGTCGGGTAGCTGACTGACCGCCGGCCCGGAAAGCGTGTTCCCAGCATGTCCGTACAAGCGGCGGCCCCGCTCCCTGGTGGGGGGCGGGGCCGTGGCGCGTTCGGGTTAGCTGATGGGGTCGTATCCGAGGCGGGCCACGATGCGCCCGTAGCGGCCGAGCAGCCGGGGGGCGAGGGGGCTCTCAGGGGTGAGGTGCCGGTACATCTCGGCGGTGCGCTTCGCGGAGTCGATGAGCCGCAGTTCGGTGGCGGTGGCGTTGGCCTTGATGGTGACCCGCATCTTCGTCTCCCTCACTCGTTCCTGCTTGCCCCCATAGCCTAACCCACGTGGTTGATGAACGTCAACCGAGAATCACTGGTCAGAGCGAAAGCGATACCCCAGGCTGCGTTGACGCACGTCAACCGGGCTGTGTACCGTGGTGGCATGACCAACCCCCTGCCCCGCGACCCGAAGATCCCCGACCTCGTCTCCCTTCAGGAAGCCGCCGAGATCCTCGGCATCAGCAAGCAGGCCGTGCACAAGCGCGTCGAGGCCGCGCAGCTCGTCGGGGCCAGAGTGGGCACCGCCTGGGTGTTCCGGCGTGCCGTCGTCGAGGCCGCCCGACCTGCACCGGCCACCGATTAGCGGGTACCCCCTAGAACGGTCTGCTTCTCCCCAGCGGCAGGCCCAGCAGAAAGCCGCCCCACCGTCTCCTTCGGGAGCGGTGGGGCGGCTTTCGTCGTCTCAAGGCTGCTGGTCGACTGCTGCCGGTATCCAGTCAGGCAGCGGGGGTATCTGCCACTCCCACGGCCCATACCAGCGGCGGTCGGTGTACCTGCCCCCGTACGGGCCGTGTGTGCCGGCCAGGATGCCGTGCACGGTGGTGGTGGCGACCGCCCCGTCGATGACGGTGATCTCCAGTTCGGTGGGCCGGAACTTGCGGCCCCGGTGGTCGGCGAGTTCGGGGGCACCGGACACCTGGTAGCGCCGTTCCACGGCCTCCCGAACCTTCGTGGCCTTCACCGGTTCACCGCGTCGTACAGGGCTTCCACCTTGACGAGTAGTTCCATGCACCACGGGTGCGGGCACTTCACGGACTCCCACTGGCAGTCGAGGCCGTGGCCGCGCACCCGCACCCAGCCCGGAACGTCGGTCGGCTCGCCGCCGACGTCGACCACCCGCATGTCGATGTACGTGGTACCGAGCTGGGCGGCGTGGGTGGCCCACTCGCCGGTGCGCAGCGACAGCCGCGACCCGGCGGCCACGCGGATGCTCACCACGTCGCCACCAGCCGTTCGAGCGCCCGCCGGTCGTTGTCGGCCAGGTCGAGAACGTGCCTCGCCCAGGGGACCTCTGAGCATCCTTCCGGCGTGCATCGCCAGCAGGTGTGGCCGTCGGCGTGGCTGGTGACGACAAGGTGCGCGACCGCTGCGACGCTCGCAGCGTCCAAGTCGTCGACCATGCAGGTCACCGGTCGTACCTCACCTGGTAGCCGGTGCGCTGGCCGAGGGTGAGCGGGACGTAAGCGTTGGGCTGCGTCGGCTCGGACCACCAGCGGCTGTTGCGCAACCGCTCGGCCTGCGCCTGGCCCAGGAGTCGCTGCCGCGCGGCGTGCTGCTCGGCGGCTTGGATGGTGTCGCCGGTGCCGGGTGGCGGGGGCGGGTCCGGCCGCCGCAGTAGCCACCGCACGATGCTGCGCACCTCGGACCAGAACGCCACGTCTCGCCTCCTTCGCCGAACGACGGCGGGTGGCGGCGGCTCGCACAAATCGCAGGAATAGGAATGACCACCGCCACCCGTGACCGGCACGTTACGGCTGGTCACGGGTGGCGGTAGGGACAGTGTGTACCTGAGGGACAGCTACCCGTCGAGGCCGATCGCCAACGCCAGCTCGCGGGCGTCCTCGCCGACGGTGCCCCGCCGGCCGGTCAACTCCATGATCGCCATACGGGCGTGCGGCCGGTGCCGCACCGTGTCAACGGACTCCCGCAACGCCCGGCCCAGCAGATGCACCACGGCGACGTCCTCGCCGCGCATCATGTGCGCCCGCGCCGCATCCACCAGGTGCGTCGCCCGGCGGGTGCGCGACGGCAGCGACGAGTAGTCGGTGTGCCCCGCGCGTCGGATCGCCTCACCGGGCCGCACGAGGTCGATCTCGACGGTCACCCCGTACGCCGAGCAGGCTGCCGGCCCGAACATCAACCACGGATGGGCGTAGCCGCCGCCAAGCCGGGTGGCGGCGTCGTCGGCGGCGTCCCACGCCCGCCACGCCTGCCCCGACCGGCCCCGCTTGCTGTGCGCCAGCGCGATGCCGAGCTGCGCCTGACCCCACCGGGCCAACTGTTCGCCGCCGGCCGTCGGGTCGAGCAGGCCGGCGGCGTCCACCAGCACCTGCTCGGCGGCCTCGGCCCGGTTCGACGCCCGGTACACGTGCGCGTAGTACCAGGCGGCGGCGGCGATCGCCTCCGGACTGTCGGCGTCCTGCGCGGCCGACATCGCCCGGTCGGCGGCCAGCCACACCAACTCCGGGTACGGCTGGTCGGCGGCGTACAACTGGGCGAGGTGGTACACCCGGGCCAGCTCGACGAGGGCGGCCCGCCGGTCGGTGCCGTCGAGGCGACGCGCGGATGTGCGGGCGTCGTCGAGCAGGTGCGGCAGGACGGCGGCGACCGCGCCCCGTTCGGTGCTGGACCGGTGCCACAACGTCCACGCCTGGTCGACGAGGCCGCGCAGCACCACCGCCGAGGTGGGGTCGCCGGCCGGGCTGGTGGTGCGCTGCATGGCGGCGGCCACCCGGTCGACGTCGGGATGCCCGGCGCGGGTCACCGACGCGACGGGCAGCGGTTGGGTGCCGGTCAGGTCGGCGAGGTCGGTGATGTCGAGGACTTCGGCGAGGCGCAGCAGCATCGGTAGGCGCGGCGGCAGTAGCCGGCCCCCTTCGATGGCTTTGACCCATTCGGCGCTGCGGCCAACAAGGCCGCCGAGGACGGGGCGGGTGAGGCCGGCGCGTTCGCGGTGGGCGCGAAGCCTGCGGCCGAAGGTCGGCTCGGTCATGGTGTCTCCCAGGTAGCGGCTGGGGTGGGGGGCCGCCGGCCGCTACAACCGGCGGCCCCACCGTCTGCAACGGTACGCCCAGAATCCACCAGCAGGGTTACGTGCTCGCGCGGCTCGCGGTCACGCCGCCCGCGCCATGCCCAACTCCGTCAGGTGGTACTTTGCCGCCGGCCCCTGACCCGTCTTGCCGAGGTAGCCGTGGGCGAGCAGGGGCGGGGCCAACTGGTGGAAGCGGGACTTGCTCAGACCCATCGCGTCCTGAATGTCCTTCGCCCTGGTGGCACCCGACGCCACCGCGTCGAGGAGCCTGCGGTGGCTGTCGGTCAGCTCGAACTCCGGCTGCATCGATCCCGGCCACACCGGGAACACCACGTCCTCCAGCAGTTCGGCGACCACCTGAGGCTGCACCCCGGCCCCGGCCCCAGCCGGCGCGGTGGCCGGAGCGGGAACGTGGACACCGGCGAGGCGGGCCTGCCGGCGGGCCAACGCCTCCGCCCGCGCCCGTGCTCGCGTCTGCTTCCGCTCCGCGTAGCCCGGCCCGAACGCGGCAGCCTCACCCACGGACAGGCACCGCCACCGCATCTGCTTCGGCAGGGTCGCCACCTGCTGGTCGGTGACCCGGAACCCCCGGAACGCCACCGCCCGTTCCTCGTCGACCAGGCGGCCGTACCCGGCGACCGGCGGGAACTCCCGAGGGTCGTAGCCCAGCTTCAACACGTCCTTGATCGACGCGGACTTGATGCGCAGCACCACCCCGTTGCCGGTGAGCAGCGCCGACCGCAGGGCGTCGGCGTGCTTGCCGGTGCCGAACGCCCGGTCCAGCATGCCCGTCTGGGTGGCGGCGATGACGGTGATGCCGATCTTCCGGTACTCGGTGATCAGGTTCGCGGTCAACTCCTGAATGTCGTCGTGCTCGAAGAACTTGTGACATTCGTCGATGACCAGGATCAGGCCGGGCCGGTCCTCGGTGGGCGTGAACCCTTCCAAGTCGTCGATCATCATGTCGTCGAGGCGGGCGGCACCCAAGTGGTGCAGGCCGCGCAGCATCACCCGCAACTGGTCGGGCGTGCCGGCGAAGTAGTCGGCGTGGTCACGCAGTAGCCGAGACGACGCGCCGGACTCGCCGTGGCCGTCGGCGAAGAACACCACGGTTGGGGTGGCGGCGACCACCGACATGACGATGCCCTCCATCATGCGGGTCTTGCCCGACCCCTGGCCGCCGACAAGGAACCCACCCCAGATGCTGTCGCTCGTGTACACCCGCCACGTCGCGAACCATTCACCGTCCACGTACGGGCCGAGCGCGACCCGGCCCGTCTTCGGGTCGTATGCGCCGCCGCCGGGCCACACGTTGTCCCGCATCAGCACCGGGGCCTTCTCCAGGATGGTGACCTGCACGTGGGACTGGTCGAGGGTGGGGTGGTCCTCTGCCATCAGCTCGTCGGTGCGCCGCAGCCCGAGGCCGGTGCGGATCTTCCCGAACGCGCCGGTGACCGTGGCGAGTTCCTGCTTGCCGGGGACCAGGCGGACGGTGAACCGGGTGCCGCCGACGACGGGGTGCTCATCGGACACCTTCGACCCGGGCAGGGCCCCGCCGGGGCAGGCCACGTTCTCCGCCCACCGGCTGCCGTAGACGCGGCCGGCGGCGGCGGTCGGGGCCGCCGGCAGGCCGGGGCCGATGCGGTGCTCCCGCCACCACAGCAGCGACAGCCCGCACCCGAAGATGGTCAGCGCGGCGACCGCACCCCACGACAGGCCGATGGCGGTGACGGTGGCCAGCCACCCGGCGGCCAGGTAGAGGGCGGCCACGAACCGGTGCCGCGTACGACGGTCGGTGATGCGGCGGCGCGTCGCCCACGCCGTCACCACGGCGGCCGTGAACGCCACCCCGGCGACGGTCAGCGCCGTTTCCTGCTCGGCCCCGGTCGCGGTGGCGGCGATCCGGCACGCCCCGGCGGCGACGACGAGAGCGCCCATCACCGCCCACGGGGTGGCCTGCGCGCCCAACCCGGACGGCTGTTCGGTGTCGGTGACCTCGGCGGGCACCTTGGCAGTCGTGCTCATGGTTCTCTCCCTCGGATGACCCGGCTTCCACCGCACGGCGCAGACCACGGGGCCTGCGCCGCACGGCGGGAGCCGGGGTTACTCGCCGGTGACGAACCGCTTGTTTCCGGCGTCCGGCACCGCCTGGTACGCCTCCTTCACCGTGTTCTGCTTCTGCATCTCGGCGGCGGCGGCGTCCCACGCGGCGGCGGCCTGCGCGGACATCTCACGGGCGTGCGTGACGGTGGCGATCGCGCCGTCGCCGACGTCGAAGCCGCGCAGCGCGGCCACGTACTGCTCACCACCGGCTGCGGCGGCGGCCTTGTGGGCGTTGGCCATGCCCTGGGCGAAGATGATGGCGGTGGGCAGGCCGGTGATCTCAGCATTCGACATGGTGGGCTCCTTCATGATCGGAAACATTGGGATGACGGTGGCGAGCTTCGACGGCTCGCCGGTCGGGGTGGCCGGCTTCTCGGCTGCGGCCGGGGCCGGGTCGGTCTTCTGCTCGGCGGGCCGGCATTCGTGCCACGACGCGGCCCGCGCGTCGGCCAACGTCACGAACCCGTCCTGCCGGGCACCGCACCGGTTGCAGCTCCACCCGTACTGGCCGCAGTTCGGGCCGCACGACTCCGTGCAGTACGGGTGCTGGTCGTCGTGCACCACGGAGATGCCCTCGGCATCATCGGCGCGGGCCGCCGGCTCCGGCTTCTCGGCGGCGGACGGCTTCCCCGGTTCGGGCCGGACCTTCGCGACGTCGAGCATGTCGTCGACCGGCTTCGCCTTGGTCTTCCCCGCCCGCCGCTTCTCGGTGTTCGCGGCGAGGGCGTCGGACCACAGGTCGCCGAACCAGTCGCGGGTGCCGTAGCGGGGCTGCGCTGCCGGCGGCTGCCCGGCCGCGATCGCCTTCTGCTTCTTCAACTCGTAGCGTGGGTTCGGCTTGCCCGCCGCCGCGTACAGCACGTCGGTGGCTGCCCGCTGGAAGAACCAGGTCAGGACGCAGATCCAGAACAGGATTTCCACCGGATCACGCCCCGGCCGGCGCGGCAGCGCCACGGTTCTTCTTGATGACCCGGCGGGCCATCAGGATCGAACAGATGATGGCGGCGATCGCCAGGCCGGCGGCGGAGTCGGTGCCGATCCACTCGGTCATCGGCTTGTCCATCCAGCCGACCAGGTCACCGGTCCAGCCGGTGATCGTGTCGCCGAGCTTCCCGAACGTGGCCCGCGCGATGGACGGCACGAGGATCGCCCCGGCGATGGCCACCTGGTTGGGCACCCCGTCGATGAACAGGTCCAGGGCGACGGAGACGACGCCGACGAACAGCAGCACCTCCGGCACCCATCCCCACGGGATGAAGTCGAGGACGGCGACGATGGCGTCACCGATCCACATGCCGGCGGCGAGGGTGCCGCCGACGAGGGCGACGACCAGCGACGCCCAGGCGAGGATGGTCACCCCCTTGGCGCGGGCCGCCCGGATGGCGGCCTTCGTTCCCTTGGCCATGTCGTGGCCTCCCTTTCAGAGCAGCGCCCACGCCACGGCGGCGAGGGCAGGTCGGATGACGGTGTCGGCGATCTGGGGGCCGGGGCCGGTGAGGATGAGCAGCTTCCACACCCCGAAGATCGGCAGGGCCCGCATCGGCCGCTGCCACGTCCACTCGACGTACCGGCAGGCCACGGTGATGGGCAGGCTGACCGCCCGGTGCCACACGATGCCGAGGTTGCGGATCGGCCCGCTGACGCTGCCGGTCCACCCGGCGTGGTGGGCGTACGCGGCCAGCTCGGCGACGCTGGCCGGCGGCTGGGTGAGCAGGTTCGGCGGCACCCAGTACGCCCGCGACGCCCCAACCCAGCCGGCCACCCGGTCACGCAGCGTTAAGCCGGCGGGCTGGACAGTGGACAGTTCGGGGGCCGTTTCGCGCTCAGCGGGGGCAGCCGGCGACGGTCCACTGGACGGTAGACCGTCGCTGAACGTGACTTTCTGGCCGTTGACGAGGGTCAC